CGTAGCGCCAAGAAGCAAGCCACCCAGCGCACGGGTCACACGTCCACCATCAAGACCAGCCCAAGCGGCCTGCTCGATGAGGACGCTGATACCACCAAGAAGACCCTGATTGGAGGGTAGCCCATGCCTATGATCTCACCAGAGACCATCCAGAACAGTCACCCGCCTAGCAGTAAGCGGGGGCAGTTGCTGCGCCGGTACGTCAAGCTGGAGAACGACCGCACAACGTGGCGGTCGCATTGGATGGAGCTATCCGATTATCTCCTGCCGCGCCGTGGCCGATATCTCTATGAGACACAGAACACCAGGGGCAAGAAGCGCAACAACAAGATCATCGATAGCACCGGCACCCAGGCGCTGCGGACGCTGGGCGCTGGGCTGATGACCGGCATGACCAGCCCATCACGGCCCTGGTTCCGGTTCTCCCCTGATGATCCAGACCTGGGCAAGAACCATGATGTCAAGCTCTGGCTGTCAGAGGTAGAGCAGATCTGCCGCAGCATCCTACACAAGTCCAATTTCTATAACACCGCGTACACCGTCTACACCGAGCTTGGCGGCTTTGGTACCGCGCCGCTGTATCGGCAGCGGGCATTCGATACGGTGATCCGGTTCAGGCCGCTGACCGCTGGCGAGTATGTCATTGCCGAGAACGATGAAGGTAAGGTGGACACGCTGGGCCGCAACTTCACCATGACCGTGGCCCAGGTGGTGCGCCGGTTCGTGATGCAGCCCAACACCAGCCAGATGGACTGGCGAGGTGTGAGCGCCGCGACCAAGCGCATGTGGAACAACAAGCAGTTTGATGATCTGGTGCCGGTGATCCATATGATCATGCCGCGCAACATGGTAGACCGCGACGGCAAAGGCGGCGCACAGGATATGCCGTTCAAGTCCTGTTACTTCGAGGAAGGCGCGGACAACGACGAACTGCTTAACGAGAGCGGCTATACCTCGTTCCCCGCTTATGTCCCTCGGTGGGATGTCCTCAATGGTGACATCTATGGCCGAGGCCCTGGCATGGATACGCTGGGCGACATCAAACAGCTACAGCATCAGCAAAAGCGGAAGGCCCAGGCCATCGATAAGATGGTGGACCCGCCAATGGTTGCGCCCAACTCGATGCGCGGCAAGCCATCGTCTGTCCTGCCGGGGCATACGACATATGTCGATCCCACCCAAGGCGGCGCTGGCTTCGCACCGGCCTATCAGGTGCAGCCACGCATCGGTGAGATGATGCAGGACATATCCGAGGTCCAAGAGCGTATTCAGCGCGGCTTCTATGCCGATCTGTTTGCTATGATGATCAACAGTGATCGCCGTGAGATGACCGCGACCGAGGTTGCGGAGCGCCACGAGGAGAAGCTGGTGTTGCTGGGTCCAGTGTTGCAGCGGCTCAACATCGAGCTACTCGATCCAATGCTGGATGATGTCTTCAACTTCGCGCTAGAGGCGGGTCTCCTCCCCGAGCCTCCGGCTGCGCTCGAAGAGACTGACCTGAAGATCGAGTACATCTCGTTGCTGGCTCAGGCCCAGCAAGCCGTTGGTGCCTCCGCGCTGGAGCGGACCATGGGCTTTGCTGGTAATATGGTTGGGGTGTTCCCAGAGATCACCGATGTTCTGGACGCCGATCACGCCATCCGACAATACGCTGAGATCCTGGGCAATGACCCAGATCTGATGAAGGATGAGAATGACGTGGCCGAGATCCGTCAACAGCGGCAGGCGGCACAACAGGCGCAGCAACAGGCAGAGATGGGCGCACAGGCCGCGCAGTCTGCCAAGGTACTGTCCGAGGCCGACACTCAGAACCCCAACGCTCTGACTGATCTGATGGGAGCGGGGCAGAGCGTATGACCGATCTATATGACGCATCAGATGAAGAGCAGGTCGCCCAGGCCCAGAAGGAGCAGGACGATACCGACAAGGATATTGACTTCATACTGGGAAAACCAAGAGGCCGACGCTGGCTCTACCAACTGGCTTACGATCATTGTCATTGCGACCGGCACTCCCATGTTCCAGGGGATGCCGAGAGTACAGCTTACAATGAAGGGGCGCGGGCCGTTGGTCTGGCAATCATGGAGACCGTGAGGAGGCGCTCACCGAGCGCATATTTGAAGATGCTAGAGGAGAACCATTTCGATGAGTGAGACAAATGTGGAAGAGGCAGTCGAGGAAGTCGCTGAGGAGACAGTGGTTGATGAGACATTGCTGACTGAAGAGACCACCGAAACAAAGGCGGTTGAGGAGACCGCCGAGGAAGATACCAAGACCCTGCTGTCGGACGACGAGGGTGATGGAGAGGAGGCACCGGCCTCAGATGTCCCAGAGGCATATGAGTTCACGCCTCCAGAAGGGTATGAAGTAAACGAGCATATCCAGGCGCAACTCGACACGTTCTCCGAAACAGCCAAGGCTGCTGGTCTTACCCAAGAGCAGTACCAGACGGTTGTCACTGGGGAAGTCGAGAGAGCCACTGGCCTGATGGCGCAAGCTGCTCAGGCATACACCGACCGTGTCACCGCATGGGCGGATAGTACCAAAGCTGATACAGAACTGGGCGGCGAGAAGCTGGCTCAGAACCTGGGTCAGGCAAAGGCCGCTATGGATAAGTTTGGCAACGACGACTTGAAGAGGCTCTTCGATCAGCCGTCGCCGGACAACCCAGAGGGCCTGGGCATTGGTAACCATCCTGAAGTGATACGACTACTCCATCGTGTGGGCGGGATGCTGACCGAGGACGAACTGATTACGGCTGACGAACCAGCCGACATCAGCGAAGGTCTCGCGAGGATGTACCCGACCATGTTCGACAAAGCCAGCTAACACAAAGGAGCCAAAACCATGGCAACCCTGGCAGTAACCAACCCGACCCTAGCGGATCTCGCGAAGGTCACCGATCCTGACGGCAGCATTGCTGATGTCGTTGAGATCTTGAATGCCACGAACGAAATCCTGGATGACATGACCTGGATGGAAGGTAACCTCACGACTGGTAACCGCTCATCCATTCGGTCAGGTCTCCCGGCACCGACGTGGCGCAAACTCTACGGCGGCGTACAGCCAACGAAGAGCCGAGCGGTACAAGTCACTGACAACTGCGGGATGATGGAAGATTATTCCGAGGTTGATGCAGCCCTTGTTGGCATGGCGGGTAACCCTGCCGCGTTCCGTCTCCAGGAAGACCGTCCTCACATTGAGGGCATGAACCAGGAGTTCGCTGCCACGCTGTTCTACGGCGATGAAAGCACAGCGCCGGAAGAGTTCACCGGCTTGGCCCCGCGTTACAACAGCCTGTCCGCTGAGAATGGTGACAACATCATTGCAGGCGGCGGCAGCGGTTCGGACAATGCTTCGATCTGGCTGATCTGCTGGTCCCCGAATACCATCCACGGGATTATTCCCAAGGGTTCCAAGGCGGGTATCCAGCAGCGCGACCTGGGCGAAGTGACCATTGAGGATGCGGACGGCTCTAATGGCCGGATGCAGGCTTATCGGTCTCACTATCGCTGGGACGTTGGCCTGACGGTTCGTGACTGGCGCTACGCGGTGCGTATCGCAAACATCGACCGCTCGGCCTTGGTGGTCAGCGCCGCTACTGGTGCCGATCTCAACGACCTGATGCACCAAGCCCTGACTGAACTCCCCAGCCAATCCGTTGGCCGGTGTGCTTGGTACATGGACAAGTCCATCCTGTCGATGCTTCGCCGCCAGACCGCCAGTGCGGTCTCCTCTTCCACGTTAACCACTGACGTGGTTGGCGGGACGTGGCAGACTTCATGGTCCGGTGTTCCCATCAAGCGGTGCGATGCGCTGCGTGGGGATGAAGCCACCGTATCCTAAGCCATCGGCTTAGTTCACTAGATCCATAAAGGGAAAGGAACCCAGACTATGATTATGGATAGCTTGCTTGAGTTTGCCGATAGCCAGGACATCTCCCAGGTTGCCGGCACTTACCTTTCGACCAATGTCGTTGACCTGCAAGAAGCGCGGGACATCGGTAATGGCCAGCCGCTGTATCTGGTAATTCAGATCGACGCGGCTGTCACCTCCGGTGGCTCGGCCACTGTCAACTTCCGCTTGCGGTCTGACAGTGTCGCGGCCATCCACGCAACGACCTCCACGGGTCACATTGAGACTGGCGCGATTGCGATTGCCAGCCTCGTTGCGGGCTACCAGTTGATCATTCCGTTGCCGCCCGAGGGCAGCAATGCGTATGAGCAGTATCTGGGCGTCCAGGCAATTATTGCCACGGCGACGACCACTGCCGGCACTTACAGCGCCTTCCTGACGCTGGACCCTGCCGGCAACAAATCGTATCCTGACGCGACTAACTAGTCAGACCGGGGAGGGCCGAGAGGCTCTCCCCACCTAATTTTCTGAGGAGA